CCGAAGTCTCTCAATGACCGCGCCGCGGTTGGACGGATAGACGCCGGGCTGAACCGCAGGGGAAGGCTGCCCCGCCGGGGCCGGGGGAACCGCGGCGCCATTGAACAGCGAGCTCGGTTGACTAGCCTGCTGAAGCTGTTGCTGTTGAAGGCCGAATTGAGCCGCCTGCGGATCGAACTGCCCGCCGCTCAATTGCGCTCGCTCGATTCCAGCGTAATCGATCGTCCCGTCAGGCTTGACGAAGTTCCCGCTGGCGAGAGCTCTTGCCGCTGCGTCTTGCCGTTGCGCCTGTTGCAACGCCAGTTCCTGCATCTGCGCATTGCGCGCGACTTCCGGCAAGCTGCCAAGGAGCTGCCCGAAGTAATCATAATTTGGCGTTGGGTAAGACGGAGGAGGGACGAAGCCAACCATCAAGCGTCCTCCAGGAATCCCGCCAGTTCCGAGGCGTAGTCGGTGGCCTTGCCGTAGTCGACGGCGAGGAAGCCGCCGAAGTCCGCGACCGCTTCAGGCTTCGTCTCGGCGACCTCTTGCGCGAGAAGGCCGATGTGCGTGCGGTCGTCGCCCTTGTAATTGTAGCGGTAAATCTTGCTGCCATCGAAGAGCTCGCCAACCGGCTCGATGTCTTCCTTCAACCGCTCGTCGCTGAACGTGAAGAGCGAGCCGATGCCGCCGGCAAGGCCGCTGGCGAGCTGGCTGAGAAGACTTGTTGATTTCGGCTGAACCGGCCCCGTCGCGCCGACTGGGCTCGTCGAATACGGCGTTCCTAGGAGAGAGGCGCCGGCTCTCAAGCCGTTGCCAAGAAGGCTCTGCCCTAGCCCCTGATTCGCGATGTCGGCGTTCGCTTGCGCATTGCCGTATCCAGAAATCAGGTCCAGCTCGTTCTTGTTCAAATTATTGTAAACGCCCGCCTCGTTCGCCCCGAGATTGGAATAGAGGTTGCCAATCCCGCCCGCCGTGTTGCTGGACAGGTTCAGGAAGGGCATGAGCTGATTTACGTAGTTGCCGTAATTCTGCTGCGCGAGGCCTTGCCCATATTTCTGGAGCGCTAGCGCCTGATTGCCGGAGCCGAGCGTCCCGTTCGCCGCCGCCGCCGCATTGATGGCGTTGTTCCCCTGCCCCAGCGTGAACTGATAGCCGGGCATCGTAGCCAGGGCGGCTTGCGCGTTCTGCGATCCAGCGGGCCCGTTGAGGCCGAGCAGGTCCTCGAGCCTCGAAACGCCGCCCTGCGCTGTGTTCCAGTTCGACTGGAAATAGGGGAGCGCCTGATTGGTCGTCGTCTGCAGCGCATTAAGGGCGCTGTTGGCGTTGTTCTGCGAGGCGCCGAGGCCCTGCATCATCGCTTGCTGTTGGGCCTGCGCGGCATTGCCAGCGCCGCCAAAGAGATCGCTCAAGAAATTCGCCATCTAGGCCACCCTGATCCTGACGCCGCCAGAGGAATGATAGAGACCATTGAGAGGGACACCGGCCGCCGCCGCTTCGGCGTCGTTCTGGGCCTCCTTTAGAGGTCCAAAATTCCCCTTCGACATAGCGTCCATGGCCTGCCCGAAAGCGAGCGTCGGGCGTCCCTTTTCATCAATCCAGACATGCGCGATGTCCGGGAGGGGGTTGTTCTTCGTCGCCATCAAATTCCCGCCGCCCTGATGCCGCTCTGCATCGTTCCCCCAAGCAGGCTCGCGTAAACCGGGTCCGTAATGTCCACGCGCCAGCGAGCGCCCATCGTCCCGCTAAGACCCATGCTCGTCACGCTAGCGCGTGCGCGCTGCGTCTCCTGCTGCGATCCTAGTTGACGAATAAGCGGGTTGCCCCAATTCTTGCCGCCATCCCTTGAACAGGAGATCGCTACAGACGGGCTCTGCGCATTAGTAGGCGACGTGAGATCGGCGACGGAGCCGCCAGAAACATAGGCGTGGGAGAACGCGCTGCCTTGCAGGACGATATTCTGCCAGTCGACAACCGTAATCACCCAATTTCCATTCGCTTCGGTCGTTCCGACGATTCCGGAAACCGTCACCGTGTCACCTGTGGCCATGCGGCTCGCGTCACGCACCGAGAGCTTGATCAGACCGCCGGAGCTCGAGGCGCCTGTGACGGCAGTTGTCACCGCTCCTACCGCCTGGCCGACGCCAAAGACGAAATCGAAGTCGGCGCGCGCGATGCGGACTTGGGCGGGAAACGCCTTCACCGCCGCCGACTCGACGCGGTAGAGCATCGGCGTTCCAAGCTCGGTCGGATTCGTGTCGTCGGAGAAGACGACCGCGCCCGATTGCTGGTCCCCAAGAAGCCACTTCCCGAACGCCGGATGTCCGCCCGTGCCGCGCCATCTTCCATAGGCGCCGGGCGACAAAAGCGACGTGCGCTCGTTCCACTTCTTAGTTTGCAGGTTAAATTCCCACGTCCAATCCGGCGAAGAGAGCGTCCAGAATTTCTTGCCGCCAGAGATGTAGCATCCGGCCTCGAGTGTGTTGCCGGCGGCGATCTCGGCCTCAATGAGCTTGTCGAGATCTGGGGGGGACACCTTGTTTTGCGATAACGACCCCGAAGTTACCCAATAGACACCGCTGTCCTGGGCGACCCAGAGAAGTTCAGAAAACCCAGTCTCCCACCCAGCAATGGCCGTGCTTTGCGCGAGCCCGAACTCGAGCACAGAGAGACGGGAATAGGGGAAATTCGGCGAGGCGAGAGCTGCGTCTTGCCACAACTCGCAGGAGCCAGTCGTGAAAAAGAACATGATCCCCGAGAAGGGAATGGCGCGCAATAGCGTCACGTCGGCTTTCGCTTGAATCGTGATCTGCGTAAGCGCGCTCATGATCAGGCTGTTGAGCAGCGTCGCCAAAACATTGCCGTTCGGGAAGGTGAAGAACAAATATCCGTCTTGGAATGCTACCGAATTCGGCGTCCCCGTCATGGCGCCTTGACCCGTATAAGCAGTCGGCGTTCCGGAGAACGCCCCATAGGTTCCGGTCCCGCCGCTCAAATCTCCGCTTGCCGGCGAGAGAGAGACAACGCCCGCGCCCCCGCCGGGGATGATTCCAAAGATGATCGCCGCCCAATAATTCACGGAGCCCGTGATGGTGGGGTTGAACGTCACCGCCGATTTCGAAGTGTTCAACTCATTGCCGCCAGCGGCGACACCAGTAAGCGAACTAGGGAAAGCCGCGCTGACCAAATTGGGTGGCGTTGAGAATCCGGACGCCTGTGTGTATGACCCACCGCCGTTGCCGTCGAAAGCAAGAAAACCGATCATCAACTCATATTGCGATGTTGGGACGCCTGACGTGACGCTTGGGCTTGTCGACGTCCCCGCCGCCGTGGCGACCGTCGCCGTATCTATGGGAGAAGTTGACCGAGCCCCCGTCACATAGAAGACGGACATCGCGACATAGGACCCGCTCGACGCCTTCGTGTATGTTATCGTCGCTCCCGACAGAGCCGATGAATTGGGAAAGTAGAAGAACTGCCCATATCCATTTGACCCGCCGCCCAAAAGCTGCTGCGTTCCAAACGTATACGACCCATTCACAGAATCTGAGCAAGACCCTCCATGTGTCCCGTCATCGACGTTGACGCATACGACAATCATAGAACCTGCGGGAGCATTGACCCCCGTCAGCGCGCACGTTGGTCCAGAATTACTCGCCGCCGTCCCAATATTCGTCGCAGCGGGCGCAATAGCATTTTGTTGCGAGGAGATGACAGATGTCTGGTTCCCGATCGTTCCCTGGTGGCTCGCCGTAATCACATTGCTCAGGACGGTCGACGTCAGATTGTTTGCGCTAAGAACCGTATTAGCATTGATGAGCGCGTTCAGACCGGCGGCGATGGTCGTATTCGTATCGCCTGGCCCGATCGTATAGGTGACTGAGACCGGAAATCCGGTCGGATCGAGCGCCGACAACGCCGGATTTGTAAAGACCAGCGTAATCGTTCCGCCCGTATTGAACAGAGCCGATAGAATGGTGATCGTCGCCGTCGCGGCCACCACCGTGGCGCTCCCCAGCACATAGGCGCCGTTGTCAACGTCGACCGCCACCACGTCGGGGATTGGCGAGGCCTGATTGCGTGCTATCGAGACATTTTTCGTTCCGGGAAATGTGCCGATCGACGTCACGACGCCATTGGTGTCGACCTTTGAGGCATTCCCGGACCAACACTCGAAGGACTGGCTATCGACGACAAGACCGCCGCGGTAGCCGCTCTGCGCCGTCAATGCGTGTAGAGAGATGCCGGCCGAGCGAATGCGCTTGATCTTTCCGCCGCGCGGGTCGCCCATGATATCGGCGAAGCAATTGACGAGGCGCCCTTCGCTCTCCTGAGAATCAGTCCCTGGGAAGGTGGACTCCGGCCAAGGGATTTGGACGGGCGCGGCATTCAAAACGAGTACGTCCTGAGTTCCTCGCCGGTCGGGCGACCGCGATTCATAATCTTGAGGCTCTTCGCCGCCACACCTCCGCCGACCGGAACCGCGCCCGCGCCGCCGAGGCCGAGATTGACGAGGCCCCCTAATTCATCCGTGGCGACGCCGAAATCTTGCGCGATCTCACCCACGACGATCGCCGCAAGATCCGTGAACCACTCCCCGGGGATTTGCGTTGGATCGGGGACATAGACAATCTCATGCGCCGCCACCTTGTCGAAGACGGCGGCGAGCGAATTAATCACCTTAGCGACGTCTTCAGGCGCCACCGGCTGACCGATCGCCAGAGCGCCAAGCTTCGAGAGAACCTTCAGCGCGAGGTCGTTCTGGTTATAGGTCGCCATGCGTTAGGCCCGCCAAGGAAGCTCGAGAATGCCGTGACTGATCCAAATCTCCGCCACCTTGGACGGGTCAAGACCTTCGGCGCGGCTCAATTCGCGTAGCTTCGGTTCGACGAGAGTCCCGAGCCACTGGATATCGTCGAGACCGATTTCGCATTCCTGCCGCAACGTACGGTCGCCCGCCCAATTTCCCACGAGCTGGTCGACGCTGCGCGTGTCCTTGAGCCAGCGCACGACATGCGCCCGATACTCCTTGGCGTTCACCGGCGGCGCCAACGGGTCTTTCTGCGGCTTCCCCTCGCCGACATGAAAGAAGCGATTGCCGCGCGCCGCCTCGACCATTGATTGATCGGTGACGAAAACAGGCTCCCCGGCGTTGAAGGTGATTCCACGCCATACGGCGTAGTCAGGATCACCGCGCCCCGGGAAATATGTGACGTGCTCGCCGTCGAATTTATCGTTCATCTGAACTTCCTCTACTGGCGAAGAAAGCGGGAGCGACGCCCCCGCCTTCCTAGGCCTACCCTTCGGCCAGGCCATTAGCGGTCAATGTTCGCGGCGTAGACGATCACAAAGGTCGCAACCCCCGTCGTCGCGGCCGTTCCCGTCTGCGCGAATTTCGCGTAAAGCGGGACATCGCCATTCAACGCTGTCTGATAGGTGGTGTTCCCGGTAATCGCCGTCGCCAGACCCGCCGCCGTCGTAAGATGGCTGATGCCGGTCCCAATCGTCGTGGTGTGATTGCTGACGCAGGCCGTAGCGGTGCCGCAGTCCGCGACGATCTCATTGGCGCTCGATTTCGTGGCGCCGAGCGTGAGCAGATTCGTCGTCGCCGCGTTGAACGCCGTGGTCACGGATACGTCGATCGCCAAGATATAGGCGTTCTTCGGAACCGTCGCGAACCAAACGCCGCTCGCGATACCGGGGTCGTTGAAGTTGACCGTCACGCGCAAGAAGCAGAGGTTTTGCTCTCCGCCGCAATCACGCGTTGTGATGATCTTGTTCGGATCGGTGACTAGCGCCATCGACGGCGCAGTCGGGGCGATGGAGAACGCCGCGAAGAGCAGCGCCGCCAAAGCGAGATTGAGGAGTTTTGTCATCGTTTTTAGACCTTTCGGAGGTTGAAAAAACCGGCTGTGTCCCCATTTGTTTCTCTATTGAAAGGAGAGACAAATGCTTGAGACTTGGAGACCAGTTGTCGGTTACGAGGGGTTCTACGAGATTTCAAATCTCGGGAACCTAGTCAGGGTTTCGACTTACGGCGGGAAGCCCCGCCGAAAACCACGGGCATTTGCTCTGAAGGGCGGGAGAGACTCTGGTGGATATAGAGCTTTCCACTTGTGCGCGAACGGAATCCGAAAATACCGATTCGCCCACATCATGGTGTGGGAAGCCTTCAAATGTCCAATCCCCGAAGGTTTTGAGGTGAACCACAAAGACGGGGACAGAAACAACCCATCCATCGATAACTTAGAACTTCTGACCAAATCCGAGAACCACAAGCATGCCTACCGAGTTTTGAAGCGGAGGATCAATGTCCGCCCTCAACTTGGGGCAAAGAATGGGTCTTCGAAGTTGACCGAAAGCCAAGTCATCGAAATTCGTAAGCGACACGCTTCTGGAGATACGCAACAACGACTCGCTCATGAATTCGGGGTCTCTCAGCCCATGATCGGGTTCATTACCCGTCGGGAAAAATGGCAGCACATCTAGCAGCCAGTCCCCAAACTATCCGGCGAGAATATAACCCCGCCGGATAGCTAGTTTATTGTATCTATTACAAATCGGCGACCGCCGGGAAGAAGCCTGTGAAGACGCCCCATTCCTTGAAGTTTCCTGCCGCGTTCTTCTTGGCGAGCTTTCCGATGCCGTAGGCCATCTTCACGCCCGTGCCGCGATTGAACTGGTAGTCGTCTTCCTTCAAGAAGGTCGGGGTCGGCATACGACCCCAGCACCACGCCGCAGCCTGCTGACCGCACATGAAAGCGGGTGCTAGCTGAATGCTGGAGGCGCCCGCCGTCTGATAGAAGGTCGGAAGGCGCAGAGACAGTTCCGGAATCTCGCGAATGATGATGCCGTTGTAGAGCAAATCACCATCGACAAAGATCGGATTCTTCATATAGCCCATGTTCTCGCGAGCGCGAGAGTTCTGGTTCGCCGTCTTGATGTCCGTGTCGTTCGCGAGGTCGCGGAATTGCTCCTGACCGACGAACAGGACGAACCATTCCGTGCCGTTCTCCTTCAGCCTGAAGGGGCGGATGCGCGGATTGGCCTTCTTAGCACGGCGCTTCATGGTCATGAGCAGCGCGCCGGAGATCAACTGACCCGAAGCAATGTTCGCCAGAGACGCTGCGAAGTTGCCGGCGGAGAGGTTCGACGTGTTCGAGTTGCCGAGCTGGATACGGTCGACGTTGTCCGTAATCCAGGTGTTGCGCTGCGCAGCGGTCGCGGAATCGAACAAGATACCGTTAACGCGCTGGCCGTTGCTCGAGCCTAGGCCCGCCGGCGCCGACTCGCTCGGAAGCGCATAGAGCGCGTCGCAGATTTCGTCGCGCTGAAGCTCCTTACCCCAATCGGAGAGCATGGGCTTCGCCTCGGCGAAGAGGTCAACGGACGACTTCTGCTCCTCGGCGTTGTTGATCTTCACCGCGTTGCGCACCCAATCGATCCAGAGGCGCATACCGTAGTTGTCGAGCGCTTCTTCGTTGCCGACCATGGGGCCGACGCCGATCGCGTTCGCCTGCAGGCGAGCCATCAACGGGACGTTGATCTGCTCGCCGCCGCTCTTCCCGCCCTTGTCGAGATCGGGGACGATTCGAAAGATCGAATTCATCGCCGTCCCCATGTACGGGGAGAACAGATTTTCGCGGACGTATTCCCGGAAAATCTCC